GAATTAGAGAAACTACCACAACAACAGGCACTGGTGCATATACATTAGCTGGTGCTGAAACTGGTTTTGAAACTTTTGCTACCATAGGTAACGGAAATACCACTTATTATTGTTGTACGGATGGTGTAGATTTTGAAATAGGTATAGGTGAATATACTTTATCTGGTACCACATTAAGTAGAACTATTTTACAGTCTTCTAATAGTGATTCTGCCGTAAGTTGGGCAAATGGAATTAGAAGTATTTTCTGCACACAACCAGCAGAAAAAGCCGTGTTTCTTGATGCAAGTGGTAATATGCCTATTACTAATAATGCTACTATTGGTGGAACATTAGATGTTACAGGTTCTATTGAAGGTGCTTCTACATTAGCAATGACAGGTTTAATTACAGCTAACGCAAAAATAGATTTAAATGGTACAGAATTAATACTTGATGCAGATGCTGATACTTCTATTACGGCAGATACTGACGATCAAATTGATATAAGAGTTGCTGGTGCAGATCAAATTACAATAAAAGATGGAGCAATATCTCCCGTTACAGATTCTGATATAGATTTAGGTACTACATCTTTACGTTATAAAGATGCTTTTATTGATACAATTACTACAACAGGAAATGTTACTGTTGGTGGAGATCTTACTATTACTGGTGATGATCTAACAATGGCTACTAACACAGCGGGTCTTTTACTTATTGCAGATGGTACAAACTTTAATCCTACAGCGGTAGGAGATTTACAAAGTATCTCTACAGTAGCAAGTGGTGACGTTTTCTTAGCCGTTGATGCTTCAGGTGGTGGACTAAAGCAAATTACAAGAAGTGCGGTTGTAGCAGGACTTGCTACATCAAGTGCCATATCTAACCTATCAGAAGATGACACTCCACAGCTAGGTGGAAATTTAGATATGAATGGCTCTGATATTGTAACTACATCAAATGCTACACTAGATCTTGCACCAAATGGAACAGGTACAGTAGTAGTAAGAGGTAACAGTAATTCAGGTGCTATAGTATTTAACTGTGAATCAAACTCACATGGACAGACAGTACAAGCACAACCTCATTCAGCGAGTGCTACAAATACTATGTTGTTACCCGAAGGTGCTAACTCAACTCTTGTATCTCTTGTGTCTGCCGATACATTAACAAACAAAACACTTACTACACCAACTTTAACTGGAACCTCTGTAGTAGCAAGTCTTGATATATCTGGAGATATAGATGTAGATGGTACTACAAACTTAGATGTAGTTGATATTGATGGTGCTGTAAATATGGCAACTACTGCTCTTGTAACGGGAGTACTTACTACAACTGCTGCAACAGTATTTAATGGTGGTTTTGCTAGTAATGCTGATTCAACTATGGGAACAGATAAAAAGATAATATTTCGTGATGCTGCAATTCATATTAGTTCCACTGCCGATGGTGACTTATCTATTGCCGCTGACGATGAAATAGACCTAACTTCAACATTGATTGATATTAATGGTAATGTAGAAATTAGTGGTACATCCACTTTAACTGGTAACGTAACATTAGGTGCTCAACTTATTATGCCTGATGTTACCTCTACAAAAATATTGGTAGCTGATGGAACTAGTTATCAAGAAGTGTCTGTTAGTGGTGACATAACAATAGCAAACACTGGAGCAGTTACAATCGCTGCAACTTCAGTCGAAGGTTCTATGCTAAACAACAATGCTATATCTGGTCAAACGGCTTTAACCTCTGGGTTAGCATTAGATGATGAGTTATTTGTAAGTGATGGTGGAACTTTAAAACGAATGGACGTTAGTGTATTAACAGCAGTAACAGATGATAATGCCACAGCACTTGCTATTGCATTAGGATAATTAGGAGAAGACATGGCGAATACATTTAAAATAGTTAATTTTGCAGCCGAGCCAGCTTCTGCTGGAACTCCGTATGTAATGTATACAGTAGCTAGTAGTAAAACAGCTATTGTTCTTGGTTTAACATTAGCAAACATACACACTGCTCAAGTTACCGCTACAGTAAACTTAGTTAGTGATACATCAAATAGAGCAGTGACAAACAACACAGCAAACGGAACAAGTGTAATTGTAAAAAATGCACCTATACCTGTAGGTGGTGCATTAGAACTTATGGCTGGTAATAAATATGTATTAGAAACGACTGACCAAATTACGATAGACTGTAGCGTAGCTGATAAACTAAGTGGTACATTAAGTATAATGGAGATTGATGTATAATGCCTTATATTGGTAATCCAGCAGTTGATAGATTTACAGCAACTAAAGCAGCTTCAGTTTATTCTGGTGATGGTTCAACTGTTGCTTTTACATTAGAAAACTCAGTAGGTGCTGACGAAGATATATTAGTATCAGTAGATGGTGTTGTCCAAGAACCGTCAGTAGCTTATGCAGTTAGTAGTGGTACAACATTAACATTTACGGCTGCACCTTCTAGTAATTCTGGAAATAATATATTTGTGTATTATTTGTTTACCACAATAGGTACAGTTACTCACCCTGCAACAAGTGCTTTGAGTGCAACAAGTGGTACGTTTAGTACAACTCTTGCTGTAACAGGAGAAACCACACTAGCCACTCATCTTAACATGGGCGATGGAGATATAATTAAACTTGGTGCTAGTGCTGACTTACAAATATCTCATACTGGTAGTTCTTCAAAAATTGCAGATTCAGGAACTGGGAATTTAATTCTTGCTTGTCAAGATTTTCAACTCACTAATCCTGCTGTTGGTGAGAATATGATAACTGCTACTGTAGATGATGCAGTAACACTTTATCACAATAATGTTGCTAAATTAGCAACGGCAGCAACTGGTGTAAATATCACTGGGTTCTCTACCGATTCTGCACCTGTCCTTGCAGTGTTACACGCTGCCGCAGTAACAGTAACGGATAATTCAGTAACAGTTATTCCTATGACAACGGCTGCAACAGATACACATAGTTTATATGATGCAACTAATGACTTATTAAAAATAACTGCTGCTTTTAATGGAATGTACTTTCTTATAAGATGGCAAGTTACCATAACAGGACCGGGTGATAATATGGCTGCACACCTATATCAGAATGATAGCGTTATCCAAGACGATAGAAGATTTTACACAGGTGATGAGGGTGAAAGTATAAGTATGGGTGGAGTCTGGATTGGCACAGTATCAACAAATGACACTTTTAGAGTTTTTGGTTTTTCAGATAAAGCTAGTGGTAATAGTGTAAGTGTTGCTGGGATAAGATTATCGTTTTTATACGCAACTAAGTTGCACTAAGGAGTTAATAATGGCAGTCGATTATATTAGTAACAAAATAAAACTATATTGTGCATCAGAAGGCGTTAGCTCTTTTAGTTTTTTAAGTGATGTTATTTTACAAGATGATGGTGATGGGGGATATATTAAGGAATGGAACTTAGATATTGCTGAACCATCAGAAGATACATTAAATGCACTTGATGGTCAAAGTGCAAGAAGAATGAGTGTATTACGAAAGCAAAGAGATAATCTATTAAAAGAAACAGATTGGATGGGTGTATCAGATTTTTCCATCACAGATGCTTGGAAAACATATAGGCAAGCTCTTAGAGATATTACAGACCAAACACCTAATGCTGATGATTTGGGAAATATAACATTCCCAACAAAGCCAAGTTAAGGGATAGATATGACAATAGAAACACCTGAATTTCAAGGCACACATCTTTGGGATAGACTGTGTTGGGCAAAAGAAAAACTTGAGATGGTTAGAACAGAATATTGTGTTGTATGGGAAGACCCAGAAACACCAGATGAACCTGCAAAGGTTACGCATCCTGATCCTAACTGGATGGCTTGTGCGTTGCAGGGTGGTATTTTACCTCCAGTCGAGGCATACTGGGAATTAAAGAAAGATGAAGCAAAACCAGATTTTACAAAACACACTAGAGGTTATCTATTGCACAACACTAAACCTATTGGACCTATGACTTTAGAACAAAGTATTGAGTACTTAATTATGAAAGATTTGCCAATGCACGTTTGGAAAAATTGGGATAAAGCAAACAAGCCTAGAATGGTTATATGCACAAAGAGTCAGCTTCCTAGCACTAGAGTGTGGCGGAACGCTTGGAAGATTAATGAAGAATTAACCATACAACAACAACAGGTGGCTTAAATGACAAGCATAATAGATAAAGATGGGAACAGCATAGCATCAGCAGACGCAACTGTTCCTTCAGACAGATTATTCAGAAACGCTTGGTCGTTAAGTGGATCAACTATAACTGAAGATCTAGCAGCAGCAAAAGTTATATTTAAAAACAAGATTAGAGAAGTTAGAGCACCTCTACTTGCTAAACAAGATGTAGCTTACATGATGGCTTTGGAAGCAGATAGTTCTGATGACCAGACTACTGCTAAAAATGCTAAGACAGCATTAAGAAATGCTCCAGCAGCAAGTGCAATTACAAATGCCGCAAACATAGGTGCATTAAAATCAGCTTGGAATACAAGTTTATTAGGCGATAGTCCATACGCATAAGGAGAACTAGATGGCTCTAACTAAAGTAAATAGAGGTGGCTTAAACACAGGAATTGCTGATTCTAGTAATGCTACTGCAATAACTATATCTAGTAGTGAAATTGTTACACTTGCAGATGACTTAATAATAAAAGATTCTGGAACCATTGGTTCTGCATCTAAAACAGATGCAATAACAATAGCTGCAAGTGGAAACACACAATTAAGAAGCACAGGCATAGCTGCAGGTAGTCAAGTATTTCAAATTATAGATGATGGTACAACAGTTTTAAATGTAAGGTCAGAAGATGGGAACATTAATTTTCCAGTAGCAGGTGGAGGAATATTTCTTGGTGTTACGGCTGCTGCTAGTTCAAATTTGCTTAACGATTATGAAGAAGGTGCTTGGACAGCAACTTTAACTGGAAGTACATCAGATCCATCTACAGCAGTCACACAAGCAGGAATATATACAAAAATAGGCAATATGGTTTATGCACAATTTCAAATGAGTAATGTAAACTCTACTGGTGCTGCAG